TATTGAATTAGCAGTATCAGTTATTATAGGTTTAGTTATAGTAATCATAACAAGATTTACACCTTATTGGTTTATAGGAATAAAACTTTTAAGTTTATATGGCGCAAGTGTTTTTGCCTCTTATTATCTGTTTAACAAATATGCTATATTAGCAGACTCAAGTTGGATTATTATTACACTTACAATTGTAGGATTTCATAGTGTCTTTAATAGATTTATTTTAGAGTTTAAATTAAAACAACAAATACGAAAACAATTTGAGAAGTATTTGGATCCAAGACAAGTTGCTATACTTGTAAAGAATCCTGAAAAATTAAAACTTGGTGGTGATAGAAAAGAAATGTCTTTCTTGTTTATGGATATTGTAGGCTTTACTCCTATTTCTGAATACTATAAAAACAAAGATGATCCTGAGGGATTGGTTGCTGTAATCAATGATTATTTAAATCGTATGAGTCAAATTGTTTTAAGAAATGGTGGTACGATTGACAAGTATATGGGTGATTGTATTATGGCATTTTGGAACGCACCATTAGATTGTCCTAATCACGCTGAGATGGCTGTAAAGACAGGTATAGAATGTGCTGAAGAAACTGAAAAGTTAAAAAAAGAATTTAGGGAGAAAGGTCTTCCTGATATAAACATAGGTTCAGGTGTTAACACAGGAACTTGTATTGTCGGTAATATGGGTAGTGAAAACCGATTAGATTATTCTGTTGTAGGTGACGCTGTAAACTTGGCAGCTAGACTTGAGGCTGCTACAAGAAATTATAGAGATGAAAGTGGAAAGGTTACACCTTTGATTTATTCTTCCTATACAAAAGAGCAACTGAAAAATATTAAGTCAATTGAGCTAGATAAAATTAAGGTTAAGGGTAAAGATGAGTTAGTAACCATTTATAAACCAGTAACAAACTTAATGGAGGGTTATGACTTTACTTCAAAAAAGAAAGTTAAAACTAATAGCAAAAAGGATAATAAGAAATGAAAAAAAAAGAAAACTATACTTACTCAATTTACACTGGCTCAAAATTAAGAAACAAAAGTTACGGAGACGCAGAAAAACATTTATAAAACTTTGGAAAGTTAAAAGATTACAAGAGTTAAGAACTATACTCAAAGTTGCATAATAATAAATACTACTATGGCTGAATTAAACGACATACAGAAACTTGCTACAGATGTTCAGGTTCTTAAAACTGAAGTTGAACAGGTTGCAAATGTTAATACTAAACTTGACAACGCAATAGATAAATTAACTGATATATCAGGAAGTATTAAATCTATGTTGGCTGTACACGAAGAAAAACTATCTAAACAAGAGGAAATTGATAAAGCAATATTCAACCTAATAGAGAATCGTAGAGTTGAATTTGATACAAATTATAAAGAATTACACGCTAGAATCAATAAGATTCACAAAGAATTAACAGACGAAATTGAGATGTCTGAAAAGCGTTTAATGTGTGAAATTAAGACTTTAAACTCAAATTTAGACGGTAGGATAGGCGTTTTTGAGAAATACAGATGGATCATCATAGGGGCGGCAATAGTGCTAGGATTGTCTATGCCTCAGTTGATGTCAGTATTTAAAATTCTGTAATAGGACCTTGACAAAATAGTATATATAGTATATACTGTTTATTATGAGTGGTTACATTGATTTAAATTATATTAGTAAAATACAGCCTAGATTACAACAGTTTAAAAAGAAACGAGATTACCTTTTCAATTTTCGTTGTCCTGTTTGTGGTGATTCTAAAAAGTCTAAAACAAAGGCAAGAGCATATCTTTATAGAGTAAAAAATGATATGTTTTTTAAATGCCATAATTGTAGTGCTTCACACAATCTGGCAAATCTTATAAAGTTAGTTGATAGACCTTTATACGACCAATATATTTTAGAAAGATATAAAGGTAGTAAACCATCAAATGACGCTGAAAGTTTATTTGATAAGTTTAAAACTGATACAAAACAAAAATTAAAATCTACACCTCTACAAGGCCTTACAGCCTTTAGTAATATTGAAAATGAACATCCTGCAAAGCAGTATTTGATAAAACGAAAACTGCCTACAGAATACTTTGACCGATTATATTATTGCGACAAGTTCCAAACGTATGTAAATAAGTTGCGACCTGGAACTTTTGATAGTCTAAATAACAAGTACGAACATCCTAGATTGATAATACCTTTTTATGATGTTGGTGGTGAAATCTTTGCTTTACAAGGCAGAGCATTTGGTAAAGAACAACCAAAATATCTAACAATAAAACTACAGGAAAACAAACAAAAAATATTTGGCCTAGAACGAATTAATCTACACAAAAGATTATACATAGTTGAAGGTCCATTAGATAGTTTGTTCCTTGAAAATTGTCTTGCGGCTGGTGGTGCTGATCTACAACTACCTGTTGAAAAAAAAGATGTTGTCTTTATTTTTGATAACGAACCAAGAAATAAAGAAATTATAGATAGAATGTATAAGTTGATTGATAAAAGTTATATGGTAACAATATGGCCAGAAGGAACAAAAGAAAAAGATATTAACGAAATGATCGTAAACGGCAAGACAAAAGAACAAATACAAAAAATTATATTCGACAATACCTATTCAGGTTTGTCAGCAATTACTCAATTAAATTCATACAAACGTTGTTAAGGAGAGAAAAATGGTAATGGGAAACGAGTCTATAAACGTCAAAAAAAGAAAAGATAGAGGAACAGAACCTCTTAATATTGAAAAGATACATGAAATGGTTGAGTATGCTTGTGAAGATATAACTGGAGTATCTTCTTCCCAAGTAGAAATGAAAAGTGGTTTACAATTTTATGATGGTATTACCACAGACGAAATACAACAGATTTTAGTTAAGTCAGCTGCAGATTTAATAGATTTAAATAATCCTAATTACACATATGTAGCAAGTAGATTACTTTTATATTCATTGAGAAAACAAGTTATCGGTAAACTATGGGATCACCCACACCTTTATGATCATGTTAAAAAAATTGTAGAGATGGGATTATATGATAAAGAAATTTTAAAAAACTATCAAAGAAAAGATTTTGATAGAATGGAAAACTGGATCAATCATAATAGAGATTATGATTTTACTTATGCTGGATTAAGACAAGTGATAGACAAGTATCTAGTACAAGATAGAAGTACTAATCAGGTGTATGAAACACCACAATTTATGTACATGCTTATTTCAGCAACGTTGTTTGCTAAATATCCAAAAGAAACGAGGATGAGTTATGTTAAAAAATATTATGACGCAATTAGTCAATTCAAAATCAATATTCCTACTCCCGTTATGGCTGGTGTACGAACTCCTTTACGTCAGTATGCGAGTTGTGTATTGGTTGATATTGATGATACCTTACCTAGTATTTTCTCTGGTGATATGGCGATTGGAAGATACATCGCTCAAAGAGCTGGAATCGGAATCAATGCAGGCAGGATACGTGGAATCAATGCAAGAATACGAGGAGGAGAGGTCCAACACACTGGTGTTATACCTTTTCTTAAAAAGTTTGAGGCAACGGTTAAGTGTTGCACTCAAAATGGAGTCCGAGGAGGATCAGCAACAGTCCACTTCCCAATCTGGCACCAAGAAATAGGTGACATTATTGTTCTTAAAAATAATAAAGGTAGTGAAGATAATAGAGTTAGAAAACTTGACTATTCAATACAACTATCAAAATTATTTTATGAAAGATTTATAAACAACCAAGACATAACTTTGTTTTCACCACACGAAGTGCCTGAACTATATGAAGCCTGGGGAACACCAGAGTTTGATGAACTTTACGAGAAGGCAGAAAGAAAATTATCTATTAAGAAAACAAAAGTTAATGCACAAGAATTATTTTTTGATATATTGAAAGAACGTGCTGAAACAGGCCGTATCTATATTATGAATATTGACCATTGTAATACTCACTCATCTTTTAAAGATAGAGTTTATATGTCAAATCTATGTCAGGAAATAACTTTACCAACCACTCCAATACAACACATTGATGGAGAAGGTGAAATTGCTTTATGTATTTTATCTGCCATCAATGTGGGTAAAATAAACAAAAGAGATGAACTAGAACCTTTATGTGATTTAGCAGTAAGAGCATTAGATGAAATTATAGACCATCAAAAATATCCTATCAATGCTGCTGAAATATCTACAAAGGCAAGAAGAAGTTTAGGTATTGGTTATATTGGCCTTGCTCACTATCTCGCTAAAAAAGGTTACAAGTATGAACAGAAATTAGCATGGAGACAAGTTGATAAACTTACAGAAGCATTTCAATATTTTCTATTAAAGGCAAGTAATCAACTTGCAAAAGAAAAAGGACAATGTTCAGCATTTAAACAAACAAAGTATGCAGATGGTATACTACCTATTGACACTTATAAAAAAGACGTAGATGAATTAGTAAAAAGAGATTATACTTACGATTGGGAATGGTTAAGAAGTGAAATAAAAGAACATGGTTTAAGACACTCAACACTTTCAGCTCAAATGCCAAGTGAATCATCATCTGTTGTATCAAACGCAACAAATGGTATTGAGCCACCAAGAGATTATTTGTCAGTTAAAAAATCTAAAAAGGGTCCTTTAAAACAGATCGTACCTGAATATAATAAACTAAAGAACTTTTATACATTACTTTGGGATATGAAAGGGAATGAAGGATATATAAATATCGTTGCAGTAATGCAAAAGTATTTTGACCAGGCAATATCAGGTAACTGGTCTTATAATCCTGAAAATTATACTGATGGTCAAGTACCAGTATCGGTAATGGCACAAGATTTGTTGACGACATATAAACTAGGTTGGAAGACTTCTTATTATCAAAACACATATGACAGTAAGAAGGATGAAGAAGAACCTGCTCATCCAGTTGGATTCCACGATAACGTGCCAGAGGATAAACAAGAAGAAGTAAAAGAGGAAGAGGATCCAGAAAACTGTGATTCTTGTACAATTTAATGAAAACAGTATTTAATAAAGATAAAAAACTAGATAGTACAAAACAACCAATGTTTTTTGGTGCAGATTTAGCTGTACAAAGATATGATACATTTAAGTATCCTGTATTTGATAGATTGACACAACAACAGTTAGGTTTCTTTTGGCGACCAGAAGAAGTATCTTTACAAAAAGATAGAAACGATTACTCTCAATTATCTGAATCACAAAAGTTTATCTTTACATCTAATTTAAAATATCAAACAATGTTAGATTCAGTACAAGGTAGAGGTCCGTGTCTTGCATTTTTACCATTTGTTTCTATACCTGAATTAGAAGGTGCCATTGTTGCATGGGACTTTATGGAAACAATTCACAGTAGAAGTTATACATACATTATTAAAAATCTATATTCAAATCCATCTGATGTATTTGATACAATTATACAAGATGAGAAAATAGAAAAAAGAGCAAAGTCTGTAACTGAAGGTTATGATAAACTAATTGATTTAGGTTACAAATACAAACTAGACCCTAAATCAGTTGACGAATATGAACTAAAGAAAGCACTATGGCTATCATTAGTAACTGTAAATGTATTAGAAGGCTTAAGATTTTATGTATCATTTGCTTGTTCATTTGCTTTTGGTGAACTTAAACTTATGGAAGGTAGTGCTAAAATATTATCATTGATTGCTAGAGATGAAAGTCAACATTTGTTAATGTCACAAAGCATTATTAATAATTATAGAAATAAAGAAAATGATAAAGTAATGAACAAAGTTATTAAAGATACAGAAAAAGAAGTTTATCAAATTTATGATGACGCAGTCCAAGAAGAAAAACGTTGGGCGACTTATTTGTTTCAAAAAGGTTCTATGATAGGCCTTTCTGAAAAACTGTTACATCAATATGTTGAATATATAGCAAATAGAAGAATGAGAACTATAGGATTAAATCAAGTATATGAACACTCATCATCCAATAATCCATTACCATGGACACAACATTGGTTTAATAGTCGTTCAATGCAAAATGCTCCACAAGAAACTGAAATAGAAAGTTATGTTATTGGTGGACTTAAACAAGATGTAAAAAAAGATCAATTTAAAACATTTAAACTATAATGACAACACTTACTCCACCAAATTTAAATAAAGTTACAATCAGTTGTAAAAACTGTGATGTATCCTATCATGTTGAATGGGATGAAGAAATAGAACCAACTACTTGTCCTTTTTGTGGTGCAGACACTTCTATAGATGAAGAGGATGCAATTTTTGACAATGAAGAAGACGAAGACGATTGGAATTGATTATAGTTTAACAAGTCCTGCTATATGTGTATGTAGAGGTAAGTTTAAATTTGAAAATTGTAAGATATACTATCTTACAAATGTAAAAAAATATGAAGGTGATTTTTGTAATGGACAAATAAATGGCAGACTTCATTTACCCTATACCTCCGAGACACAACGACACGATCAAATTTCCGATTGGGCGATTAATATTGTTGATACTGCTATTGGTAATATTTTTGTAGAAGGCTACTCATATGGCAGTAAAGGACTTGTATTCAACCTAGCAGAGAATATGGGTGCTCTCAAACATAAACTGTACAAACTAAACAAGAGATTTGAAAGTATAGTGCCTGGTCAAGTAAAGAAGAATGCTACAGGTAAAGGCAATGCAGACAAGCTTAAAATGTATGAGCAATTTGTAAAAGATACACATATTGATTTGATGAAAGAATTTGATCAAACAAAACTAAACAATCCTGTAACAGATATTGTTGATTCGTTCTATGTTGCTAAGGCAGGATTTGATAAAAAGTAGAACAAAACAAGAACATTTAATCTAAAAACCTAATAAAATCAACACTTTTTAATGCTTGACTTTTAAGTATTTTTAGTGTAGCGTATATGTATATGACAAATAAAGGAGACACTATGACAAAAGAATTATACAAAACATTTAACATTGTTTACAAAAGAGAATACTTTGATTCCGAAGACGCAGAATATTTTTGGGGCAGTAGCTCAATGTATAAAAACGTTCCTATTTCTAAAATTAAGTATTACAGAAAACAATTACTTAAATTCAAAGATTATATGGATAAGACTTATAAAGAAGACGCAACAAACTTTGCTGGTGCTACTGCTATTGAGATAATCTATCCAGACGAATATTATCAAACTTATGAAGATGTATTCGGTCCAGAAACGGCTGCAGGTGACCATAATTTATTTAATGACTTTGGTCAATTATACAAAAGACAAGGCTTTAGAAAAGACTTCGATCCAGATTTAACAAAAAAATATACAACTAAAAGAGAATACATAACACAATTAAATTAAGGAGGACACTATGACAATAGACACAAATATAATATATACAAAAGAAAATATAGGTAAAAACCTATACAGAAAAAAAACTTATTATACACTTGTTGTTGAACAAGAGGTATTGGCTAAAGATAAAGACGAAGCTGATCAAAAGTTTTTAGATGATGGTGGCATTGATCATTCACAAATTAACCACGAGATAACTACAACTAAAAATAGTGTTGAAACTTATATGATTGACGCTAATTATTCAGATAGTGATACAACAGAATATCTTGGTAAAGTATCTTATACAGATGATGAGTATGCTGAAGAAAATGGTGATGTAGAAATTGATCAGTATGCTGATGAAAAGGCTTTAACTGAAAAAGAAGAGTCAGATGTTGATGTTGCTATTCAGTTAGAATCAGAAAATCAAAGAGGTAAATAATGTATAATGGTTATTTTGCTATCGCATTAGATAAACAAAGTTGTAGTGCAGTTAAAAAAAGTGCTACAATGAAAGTGTTAGTATCGGACCATATTACACTTGCATTTAAACCAAGTGTTAAGGTTTTTAATAAGTACAAAAATCTTGTGGGTAAAAAAGTAGGTGCTATGATTAATGGCTACAGAGCAAATAATCACATTGACGCATATTGGGTAAAAGATATGTTTTTATTAGACAGTAATAAAAAATTAAAAAGAAATGATAAAGGTGCTGCTCATATTACTTTATCACATAAAGAAGGTTATAGATCAGGTGACGCTAACACTATGTTTACAAATCCTAAAGTAAAAGACAAAAGACTTGGTTATGTAGAAGGTACTATTAAATACTTTAATTATGATAAAATATAGACTATTGACAAATTGATTAAAATGTGCAATAATAATAGAATGTCAAAAAAAATGACAAAAAAAGAACAATTAGATTTAATAAAATTACAATATCATAAATGGTTGAGTACATTGGGTCTTAATGTAAATGTAAAAACAGGCCAGATTATCAAATCAAAAAGAGTACCTAAACCTTTAGATACTTCAATATTCAAAGTAAGAGATTCTATACCAACAAGTGATAGGATAGTGGGTAGTACCTATAGAAGATATTATAGTACAAATTTACCTGCTGGTAAAACAATATCTGTAGCATACAACAAAGGCGGTTATCAGGTTGTTGATGCTAAAGATTTTAAATCAATGGGAAGGAAAATATAATGAAAACATTAATGCTGTTATCAATAGTTGCCATAATGACGGCTACTATGGCAAAGTCCGAAGAAACAATGGACACTAAAGTAAAGAACTATATTGCTAATGAATGGTCAGAAATCAAAGAATTTCAACAGACATCTTGGCAGGCTGGTAAAGAACAAAATGCTAAAAATTGGGCAAAGGTTAAATCTTTATTCACAAAGGTAAAAAATAATGTTACACAAGATTAGTGATTTTTGTAAGAAGATTGATACTATTAAATCACAATCGGACAAGTTATATAATTTAAAATATAACAATCCAAAAACACCTGAAAGGGACGCTGAGGTTAATCATTTAATTGATGATATACAATATATGTGTAAAATGATAGGTAATGATACATCTCCGTATGATAAGTAGAATCAATAGTACAATAGGTCAGATGTTCTTACTTTGTTCTATTAAAAACGTTGATTTTATTGACTTATTTAACGCTTGACTTTTATAATAAACTGTGATAGCATTAGTACATAAATGATTATTAACTTAACAAAAGGACACTATGATAGATAAACAAACTATATTTGAAGAATTTAAAATTGCAAAACAAAAAGATTTGCAACAATCAACTCAAAACGAACCGTATGAAGATGTGTTTACAAATAGATTACAACTATTAAATTCACATAAAGTTGCAAAAAAATCTAATCCGAAGATGTATAGAAATTTAGATATTAACTTTGATAATTTGATACTTGCATATTCTTCACCAGTTCCAGTTGATCACTTTTATAAAAAAGTGTTCGGCTTAACTTTACAAGAATACAAATATCAAAAATATTTAGAAGAAATGACTGAAAAACAAAAAGAAAAAGAAGAAAAACTTAAAAAAGAAGAAAAAGAAAAATTAAAAATTGAAGATGTTGAAGAAATTACTTTTAATTAGTTGTTTGTTGTTGCTCTCTAATTGTGCTAGTAAACAGTCCTATATTGGTGCATCCAGTACAGCGGCTGTTGCTGGTACAGCATGTTGGCAATATATAAGTGATAATCCTGCTGTTGTGGCTACTTGTGCAGTTGCAGGTTCATTTAAAGGTGCAGATATTATGAATGCTGAAACAGATGATCAATTAATGACAAGAGCATTTGTAGATCATTTAGAAAACGCACCTAGTAGTCCAGGGTTTACAACTTGGCAAAATCCTAAAACACAAAGTAATGGTATTATTAAGACCACAGGTTTTTATTTAAAAGGTCCAATTAAGTGTACAGTAGTTGAAACTACACATGATCAAAATTTAGACAACACAAGATTTTTTGATTCAATACTATATGGTAACCCTTATAGAAAAATGGAATGGCAAGAAGTTTGTAAAATGCCAGACGGAAGATGGAGAGTAAGTGATCAATAAAAAGAGAACATTATTTTTTATATTTCTATTGTTATTATTGATACCAGTATTAATGCAAGTTGCTTACTCGGAAGATTCATTTGAAAACACAATGAAAAAAATTGATAAATTAGAAGGCAAAAATGTTACAGTAGAATATGATAAAATACAACCTATCAAAGATCAATATTGCTTCATTAAGATAGAAATTAAACAATTAAACAATGGTGAGATTGTTAAACAGGAAGTAGTAGAATGTGCAGATGGCCGAAAGGCATACGATGGTCCTACATATTGGGAGTTATTTGCTCAATTTTACTATGGTGATATGAATACACCTGCCTATTGTAGATATTATGAAAGACCTAAACACGCATACCACAAACCTGGTAAAGTATGTTTAGATAAAGATGGTAATTGGGAGGTAAGATAATGATAAAAACGTTAATAATAACATCTTTTTTATGGGTATCCATTGCATTTACATGGGAACCATTTGTTGCAACAGTTGAGAGAACACAGGCTGTTGACAAAACAAAAGAAATAGTATATAATGTGTTTAATATTATGAAGGAGAAAGTGAATGAATAAGTATGTTAAATATGTAATGATAGGTGCTGTTGGCCTGATACTTACAGGATGTTCTAATAGTACATATAAAATCAAACAAGAAAAAGATAAACAAGTCCTTAAAGTACCATCTTGGTATATGAAAGATTATAACGAGAAAAAAGAATGTGGTACTAAAACGTTCGGCAAAGGTAAAGATAAAGTTTGTATCTTTGGTGTCGGCACAAGTGTTTCACCAGATTTAGAACTTGCAATTGAAAAAGGTATGATGATTGCAAAGGCTGAACTTGCTGACAAAGTAAAAGGTGAGATGAATAAGAAAGCAAAAATATTTACTACAGAATTAGGTAAGAATACTAATAAAACTGTTGTAACAGATGTAGAAACTACATTGGTAAATATAATCAAACAGACACCTGTAAGAGGATATGAAGTATTTGCTCAAGAGGTAACTCTAACAAAGAACGGATACTACAGATCATGGATTGGTTTAAGATTGCCAATGGGTGAATACAATAAAATGTACAACTACTCTATTGAAACTGTTGTTGACGCTTTCAAACTTAAAGAAATGGCTGATAAGGCCTATGATGAAGTAGAGGTTATTGCAAATGAGTCATAAAATAGAAATATACTCAAAACCTAATTGTGTCTATTGCGAGAAGTCTAAACATCTTGTAAAGACACTAGGTTTTAAGTACGAAGAAAAAATGTTTGGTAAAGATTTTACAACACCAGAACAGTTATATGAGGCTGTAGGTAAACAAGTAAGAACTATGCCACAAATAATAATTGACGATAAACACATTGGCGGATACAATGAGTTAGTTGAGTATTTTGCTGATAAAGGTCTATGTAATTTTAAAGGTGAAGTAACAAAGAATGTTGATGGCAAATAAAAACAAAGATAACATAATATTGTTTCCTAAAATTCCTAAACAACCACCTAATGCTAAGGCTCAGGAATTAGATGCTAAAAGACAAGAAATGATAAGACTTGAACATAATAAAGTTTTTGTTCAATCAGTAAGTGAAGACCTTACAGAAACAATGTTATTAAGATTAAAAGATGAAAACTTTAATCTAGCTGACCCAAAATTTTTAAGTGATTATAAATTATTATCTGAGTCGTTAAAATCAATGCTATTAAGACAAGTACACATGAAACACCCTTTACAAGAAAGAGTCGATAAGGCTGTAACAACAAAAGGTGAAGGTGAAAATTTATATGCTATTACAATTGATTATAAAAAATTTTAAAGAATTCCATAAAGCACTTTGGGATACTACAAATACTAAAACGTGCCTAGTATTTGATAGTTTAATTGAGGCACATTATATAATAAGGAGTGAATAAATGTTTAAATCATTATTCTCAAATGACTCATTAAGAGTTGTATCAAAATCAAAAAAGACATCTACAAGAGGTAGAAAAACTTTGTCAAAAAGACAAAAAGTTTTAAACCTTTTATCAAAAGGTGAACCAGTATCTTGGAAGTCTTTAAGAACTAAATTCGATTTAGGTTCACCAAGAGCTTTAATTGATACATTAAGATCAGAAGGAAACATGATCTATGTTAATCAAACTGCTAAAGGTACTTCATACAGAATGGGCGTACCAACAAAAGCAATTATCGCTGCTGGTATTAAAAAATTATATGGGACTCCGTTCGCATATAAAAATGCGTAATCTCTCTCTTTAAAAACGCATAAATAAATGTAGAGGCGGCCTTGTGCCGCCCTTACATAACAAAATGAGGAGGGCAATATGCCAACAAACACATCTAATATGAATATGCAATATAGTGGATCATCTGCTCCATTGCTACACGAAATTCTAACTAAAGTAAATAACGCAAAAGACAAACCTAAAAAGATCGAGGTTTTAAAACAAAACGACTCACTTCCATTAAGACAAGTATTGAAGGGTGCATTTGATTCAAAAATTGAATGGGATTTACCACCTGGTAACCCACCATATACGGTCAATGAAGCTCCAGCAGGAACTGAGCATACGACTCTATACACAGAAGCTAAAAAATTATGGCATTTTGTAAAGGGTGCAGATGAAAAACTTTCAAAAACAAAAAAAGAAATGATGTTTATTCAAATGCTAGAAGGTTTACACAAGGATGATGCTGAACTGATGGTCGCAGTAAAAGAAAAAGAACTTAATAAAAGATATAAAGGTCTTACAGACGCTGTGGTTAAAGAAGCGTTTGGTTGGAATGACGATTACAAAACGTCCTAAAACATAAATATTATAGAGTGATTCTATAGTATTCAACTATAGGGTGTAGAACAAAAGTAGAACATCTACTTGATAACTTGTCACACCCTATATTCCCTTTGATTTACAGTATAAAAAACGGCTAATTATTGTCCGATTTTGCTTGAAACTCATACTATTTTCTGATATAGTAGCAGTATGAAAACAACAAAAAAGGAGAATACACTATGTCAAAAGTAAAACAATATTATACTGATGAAGCTGAAAAGACAGTTGATAAGATTATCTTAAATTTTAAGAATAATCTAATTAATTTAGAAACTGCTGTCGCTGAAGTTATGAAAGTCGATAACCTTGATTTAACAGGTATTGATGAACACAACGTAGAAGAATGTATCCAAGATACATTTTACGATAAGGTTACTTCGTAATGCGTAAATTTTTGATAACAATAGTATTATTAAATTCTATTATATGGTTTGGACTATCTAGTCTAGTCAAAGCTGACGATTATAACACAGCTGTTATTGGTCATGTTATATCTGAAACCATAAAAAACACAGATATTGATACTTCTTATATTATAGAACAAGAGTTAGAAAAACTTGCTCACAAATTTGTTATTGATTCGATTTATATTATTCAAGCCTACTTACCTGAAATACTTGATGGTGTTGTTACTGATTTAAAATTAAAAACAGATCAAAAATACAAAGAGGAATTATTAAATGGCGAAAATAGTAACTAGAAAATCAAAAGCTCTGAAACTTAAAAGAAAGTTGAAAAAAGAATTTTCTGTAAAAAGAAAATATACAACTACTTACAAAGACATAAAGAAGTATTTTAAAGAATTTAATAATGCTATTTTTGATAACAAATTATCTCCATTTGGACAGATTCAAATAAAAGATTTAAAAAGAGAGAAATGTGTAGGACAAGTCATTACATTTGAGTGGAAAAGAAAAGGTACACGAATGTATAAATTAGAAATGTTACCTGCCTATCCTGAAAAAAGAGATTTTTTGGACACGTTAGTCCATGAAATGGTACATTTGTACCAAATGCAAAACCTAGGTGACACAGGAAATCACAATGATGTGTTTTGGTCCTTTTCACCAAAAGTAAACTATATTGGTTTACAATTATAGAAAGAAGAAAGTTATATTATGAGTAAAAATGAAAAGAACCATGTTGATGATTGGTTAAAACAACAAATTAGAAAAGGCATAAACATAATTGATTATGTTTTACAAAACAATGTAGGTGAGTGGGAACTATATTATACAGGACATTTACACAAAGACATCCTAAATAATTTTCCAGGCAGAACCAGTAAAAAGATATTTAAAGGTTATAGAGAACTTTTAGATAATAGTAACCTTGTGTTTATTCAAAAGAAGTTTGAAGAACATGGCTATGAATACTACGTAAAGAAAGGTATATAATGAAACTATTGAAAAAACATAAAGAAATATTGCAAGAGGTTGTAAAGGGTAAGGGTTATTGGAAAACTCCTACAGTACCAAAAAACCATTCCGAAAATGTATTAGATGATCTTGTTAAATTATATTTACAAGACCTTATTGTGTTTAATAGAGAATATGATGTGCCATCTTTTGGTCCTAGTAGCGAACATAAAGTAAGATATAAATGGTATATTGTTACTATGAATAAAAAGAAAACTATAAAAGACTTGAAAAAGGTAATTAAAGATGGTAAAATTTAAAGTTTTTATCAAAACAATGATGTTTGTTGTAGTAGTTACAGCAATGTCATTTGTATGGTACGGATATACACTTGATGGTAAACAAAGAGTAGAAGCTGCTGTACCATCATTGCCTGACTTTGAACATAATAATAATCAAATTTTTATAGATAATGTTAAAATGTGTGTTGAGTATATTCATTTTCACAATGATATTAGTAGAGTCAATTTAGAACTATTAGTAGCACAGGCAGCTCTAGAGTCTGGTTGGGGAACGAGTAGATTTGCCATAGAGGGTAAAAATCTATTTGGTATTCGTACATATGATTTAAGAGAGCCTCATATGTTACCTTGGAAAGATAAACCAAAAAAATGGGGCGTTAAAGTATTTGAACATGAGTGTGATAGTGTTTTACATTATACTAAAACCTTAAACAATCACCATGCCTATCAAGGTTATAGACAAATGAGAGAAGAAGGTATTGATAATCCATACATGTTGATAGAAACACTGGATGCATATGCGAGTGATAAAAATTACTTTGCTAAAATAAAAAGTATTCTCACAAAAATAAGAGAGGATTATAAATGACATTAACTGATGGTTTATTATTAGGTGTACTTGGCATAATGATTACAACTGTAGGTATGATGATTGCTTATATTATTGGATATCAAGTAATAAAACCAAAACCAAAAAAAGAATCAAATGCTTTAGATGATTTACTTAAAAGATATAAAAAGAAAAAGACTTTTAATTACTATAGGAGAAAATAGTATGAATAAAAAAATGACACGTAAGGTAGACATAACCGATTACCAAGATATGGCAGATTGTATTCGTAGTGATCAAGTGCCAGCTAATGAAATAGTTGAGATATTTACAGATAAAAAGTTTTATAAGTGGTATAAAAAGAAGTATTTAAAAGGATAATTGATGCTTGACTTCAATGTCAAATTAATATATAATATATACTATGATTACAATTGATGATATAAAAAGACTAAAAGATCCAGACAATCTTAAAAAACATAGATTAGATAATCTAGCAAAAGCTTGTGCTGATGCTACTTCAGATGAAATGAAATCTATGTGGTATAATAAAATGATGAATTTGGCAAATGAATATAATATGAAAGATTACGTAATGAGAAAGTTGATACATTAATGAATATTATAAACAATACCATTAAAACATTTTTAATATTAGTTGCTGTATATACAGTTTATTCAATTAATGTTATAAATCAAAATATAAAAGAGTCTGAAACAAAAGTAAAACGTAGTTTGATTATGCTAGAAGATAAAATGCTTGATGTAAAAGTAGAAAGTACAGTTGATAATTCATTTATTGATGAAAAACTAAATGATGTAAAAAAAGAATTAGGTAGTATAGACTATGATTTATCAATGCATATGAAACGATTAAAAAATGATTTAATTATTTTATATAAAAAATTAGATAACGTTGAAAACAAATTAAATAAACAAACAAAATATGAAAAGGCTGTATATTAGGGAGGTACAATGAATATATTTTATGTTGACAAAGATCCAGTAAAAGCTGCTAAAATGCTTTTAGATAAACATGTGGTTAAAATGATACTTGAGTCTGCTCAAATGCTGTGTACTGCTAAACGTGTGCTTGATGGTACAGAATATATGGCAAAAACAAAGAACGGTAGAAATATTAAAAGATGGAAACTTGATAATTCAAATGAAGAAGCAATTATTTACAAAGCAGGTTGGTTAAATCATCCATCTACACAATGGGTATTACAATCAGCATATAATTACATATGGTTATATAAACATATGATGGCACTTAACGAAGAATACAAGTTAAGATACAATCATACAAAAGACCATTTAACTATTCAAAAACTAGGTGACATACTTAAACATCCACCTAAAAACGCTAAAGTTAGTGTTGTAGGTACAGATGCTACACCAGCAATGCCAGATGAATGTAAAGTACCTGGTGATGTGGTTGCGTCTTATCGTAAATACTATATAATGAAAAAACAAGCATTTGCTACATGGAAATCACCTGCTAAAATGCCAGAGTGGTTTGCTGAAGGAATTAAAAATGAACAAAAAAAACAAAATAGAACAGCCTAAAATTTATGAAAGAAATCCTAATACAGGAGTTATACGTTGGAGATATATAGGAGAGTCACCTGACAAATTTGGTTGGCCAAACTACGGTAGGATTTTAAATGTTAAAAGAAAAAATAGTACAAAAAGGTGATGACCTTAAAATGTTGCAAGGCCACGATAGACTTGCATATCTTATTGACATAGCAAAAGATGTACCATCATTACCAAATGAAGTAAAAACTGAAGAAAATAGAATACGTGGTTGTGCTAGTAACTTGTGGTTAATAGGTGGAACAAAAGAAGATAATACAATGATATATAAAATAGATGCTGATGCCTTTATAACAAAAGGTACAGCTAAACTAGTAACTGATCTTGTTAACAATTGTTCTAAAGATGAAGTTGCTGGTTTAACAATTGAAGATTTTTTACCTTTAGGTATAAAAGAATTATTAACAATGCAAAGACAAAATGGACTAGGTAGTCTAATACAAAGGATAGTAGAAATAGCAAATACTAAATAATAATATGAGTAAAATAGAAGAATTTATACAATTAAATATTAACTTTTTGAATGATATTCAATCTTATCATTGGCAAACAAAGTCATATTCTGAACATGAAAGCTTAGGTGAGTACTATATTAAATTTAATAAAATGCTTGACGAGTTTGTTGAAACACATCAAGGTAAAACTGGTAGAAGAATTAAATTTAGTGCTGAATTAAGACCAGGCATTTTAAATTATGCTGATGTTCAAATAGTAAAAGCTGAAGTAAAAAAACAAGCAGATAGAATTAAAGAACTATCAAACAATAAAGAAGTTGCTGGTCAAATAGACTTGCAAAGTATATTAGAAGATATGCTTTTAGCAACTAATCAGTTACTATATCACCTATCATTAAATTAATGCCACTTTATACATTTGAAAATAAAAAAACTGGTAAAGAGTTTACCGAGATGATGACCATTTCTGAAATGGAAAACTATCTTTTAAAAAATAAACACATCAGACAAATTATAAATGCAGTAAATATTGTTGCTGGTGTAAGTGGTATGAGCTATAGAAGTGATGGTGGTTGGAAAGATAATTTAAGCCGAATTGCTGAAGCACATCCTAACAGTCCTTTAGCACAACAACATAAGAAAAAATCAGTAAAAGAAGTTAAAACAGAACAAGCAGTTAAAAAATATAAGGCTAGACAAATTGCAAAAAATAAATAATATAGTACAGAGCGAGCAACTGAAACACAACGGTCGTATACCTGAGTCAAATAGGTCAATCCGCTCATTGTACATTTTCAATACGGCAGGACATTTCTGCTTGAAAGTCCTGCCTATTTTATGTGTAGGATTATTACTTACAGCTTGTGCTAATAAGGACCTTAGTTTTAATCCTTATACAACAGTATTAAATAAAGTAATTAAAACTCAATACATAAACAATAAAGGAGAATAACTATGGCAGATATACCAGATTTTATGAGAGAGTTTGATACAGACGTTGATTACGGTTTCACTCCTGTATCTCAAAAACCAGCTGAAGAAACACAACCAGCCATTGATCCAAGTGTAATAGAAAATTCAAATTTAGAATTAGCAAAAATTAAATCAGATGTTTCTGATATTAAATCTGCTATGAGTGAAATTATGCAGATTGTTGCTGAAAAGGATACAGTAAACAAAGATATACAGAATGCTGATATAGAAGCAAGATTTAAAGAGATTGAAAAGATTGTATTGCCTTTTTTATATAATCTTTCAAAGTCCAATGAACCTTATATACATTGGCCAAATAGAGGACCAATTATTAAGGCACAGATGGACAAATTGTTAAAACTAACTAGGGGGTAAATATGTTAGAAGTTAAGGCTCATCATAAAGAATTAAAAAGAGCAGTAAATGAAGTTGAAGAAAAAAGAAAAACCGACCGAACAAGTCAAAGTTGGTTCGAAATTAGAACCCTTAAAAAAGTTAAACTAAAAGCAAAGGAAAAACTAAATGCAACTAAGCAAAAACTTTTCGCTTAAAGAACTTACTGCTTCACAAACAGCAGATAGACATGGTATTAGTAATAATCCAAGCGAAGATCATATGGATAACTTAAAAAATCTATGTGATAATGTTCTACAAAAAGTAAGAGATCATTATGGCAAAGTAGTATCTGTATCATCAGGATATAGAAGTCCTGAACTATGTTTAAAAATAGGTTCAAGTGCGAAATCACAGCACGCAAAAGGCCAAGCCGCTGACTTTGAAATCTTTGGTGTACCAAATGGTGAACTAGCAAAATACATTATTGACAACTTAGATTTTGATCAGCTTATATTAGAGTTTCACAATCCAGATGAACCTAATAGTGGGTGGATACATTGTTCATATAAGAACGCTGAAGAAAATAGAAAACAAGTATTAAGAGCATACAGAAATGATGATGGTAAAACGGTGTATGAACCGTATGATCCATCTTGAGCTGTTGAACGTCTTAATAATGAAAAAATAAAAGAGCAAAACAAGATCATTGACTTGTATATGCAAAAAGGTATATAATGAAATTTACTATTGTTATGTTAATTGATTTTATTGGTCACCCTAAATTAGGTGATGACTATACTAACAATAGAAGATATTCCGAATTGCTTAAATTTGCTACTAGTAGCAAACTTGATAGAGATAATATTATTTTTGTATCAAATACTAGAGGTGATATATTGTCTGAAACTTTAGATATGTTAAAGACAGCAGGATTTGATATTCTTTATACCCAAAGTGATGAGTCTATAAACAATATTGTAGATAAGATTAAAGATATAAAAGGTTGGGATATAAAACAATACACAACACAAGTCATAATAGGTGGTTGTAACCTAGGTGGCTGTGTTATAAATGCAAAACCTATAAGTGCAGTATTCTGGCAAAAAAAAGGTTTTAAAACAACAATACATTTACCTTTATGTGCCGAATATGAACAACCAGGCACTAATGCTGTAGAGAAAGTATATCGTAGTATTGAGCAGTTAAATCATTTTACAAAAGAGTATAAAGCATTTGATATAGAATATTGTAATGATTTTCATAGATTGAGGATGACCTATAAATAAAAAAATCAAATTATTATAGCTTGACAAACTTGACGAATAGTGATATAATAATTGTATAATATTAAATAATAGGAAGGTATATTATGGCGTTTAATTATGTAAAACTGAATGAAGAAAAACTACCTAAAAGTTTAGGTGTGAAAGGCAAGAGTCAAAATGGCATAAGATATTATACTATTGATGGCGTTAATATGCCTTCCGTTACCTCAATACTAGGACAGATACCCGAAAAACAAGTAGGTATACAGGCATGGAGAAATGCAGTTGGTGAAAAAATGGCTAACTATATTTCTACATCTGCTATCAATAGAGGTAAAGCAACTCATACATTAATAGAAAATCATTTAAAAAATGAAGATGACAAGTCAATAGGTATAACTGCTGTTACACCATTAGGTCTGTTTAGAATTATGAAACCTTATCTTGCTAGGCTCGATAACATACATTGTATAGAAGAATATTTGTATTCAAAAGAGATAAGTGTTGCAGGTCAAGTTGATTGTATTGCTGAATATAAAGGTAAACTATCTGTGGTTGATTTTAAAACCTCAACAAAAAGACGTGACGAAGATTATAATTATGCTAATTTTTTACAATGTTCAGCATATGCAAAAATGTTTGAAGAAATTTATCCTGACAAAAAAATAGAACAAACAGTAATTTTAGCTGCATGTGAAGATGGTTTTGTACAAGAATGGATACACGGTGAAGATAAGATAAAACAACATCAGGAGTTATTTTATAAACACACTAAAGACTTTTTTGACAGAAATAATATAAATAGTTAATAAAGAGTCAATAGTCGAATTAATAAAAAAGGTGATTTAATATATCCTACTTGCGACCATAACAGCTAAAGGGGAATATGAAAAAGATTTTAATAGTTTTAAGTATATTATTTTCAACTGTAGTTTATGCCGAGCATGAAGAATTTAGTAATGAAGTTTATATGCAACAGGTACCTGCTTTATGTGGTACAGTAAATGCTATACAAACTTATGTTGATCACTATAAATTTAAACCATATCACTTAACACTAGGTAGAACAGGTATGGTAGAAGATGGTGAACCAGTTTATATGATAACTTATATGGTAAATGAAGATAATACACAATCAATTGCTGTATTAGATATACCAAGTGGACTTGAAAGATGTATTTTATTTCATACATTTGATTTAGTAGTGCCACAAATGAATTAAACGTTGAAGGTAAGAGAATACCTGGAGAAGACGTGGCTGCAATGCCACCCACTCCACCATTTAAACAATGAAATTTAAGGGGTGGAACTAGGATCGATTCACAGTTAAAACTTACTGGAGTTTAATCGCTGACAACGTAAAGTCATCTTATAAATGCTAACAATTTAGCGATGGCAGCTTAATACTGCTAAACGGTTTGCCTGTACCGAGTAACAGAAACAGGCTTGACAAAATCACTCACAGATGATATAATGAATGTATGAATTTAATGAATAGTAAAAAGTTTAGTCTTATAGTTGAGGATATTGTTAAAAAGAAAAAGATAACTTATATGGATGCGGTTATAAGTTATTGTGAAGATAATGATATAGATCCGTCATCTATAGGACCTCTTGTAAATAAATCACTTAAAGAAAAAATAAAAGAAGAAGCACAAGAACTTAACTTGGTTGAAAAATCAAGTACAGCAGTTTTGCCTATATGAACAGTTATGAAGCTTATACATTATACCTGGCAATTAAACTACACTTCACTTCCTCTAATTATGATTTTTACAAGCACAATGCCAAAGTTAATGCAACTTTTAATACATTTTTAAAACGCAATGATAGATTTTTTTTTCATAAACTTACAACTAAATACAATAAGGAAGAAATGCTAGAATATTTTGTATGTAATTTCTTTCATAATTCAAAAACATGGATAGGAAATTTAGTTAGAGCTGATGGAGAAACAAACTATACAAAGTGGAAAAAATATAATCAATCATTTACATACAATTTTAGAAATGATTGCTTATTATTGCGTAATATCATTGATGCTGATAGGATTTCTTTTGATGATATTTTTCGTATATCTAATGGTCAACACCCGAGATTGTTACGGTTACTTCTTTCTGAACAAATCGGAGTACAAACATTCATCATCTTGGATAAGATATTATCGTTTTGTAAAAATTGGGATAAAGAAATTGCCGAAACTATTATATGGCCTGAAAAGTCATTTAAGGTTGCCAAGTTAAAACCATTTGTCAATTTCAACTTAACAAAATGTAAATTTATTATGAAAGAGGTTTTTGTATGAGTGAAGAGCGTAAACTAACCGAAGAAGAAGTAAGACAAGAATATAGACAACACAGAAAAGATAAAGTGTTTGCTCAATGTTGGCCTGCCAATAATGATAGTTTTTATGAATGGTGTTCACAATACATAGATTACCAACATATAAAGAAACGAAGATGAATAGAGTATTTTTAATTGGCAACGGTGAAAGTAGAAAAGATTTTGATTTAAATCTTTTAAAGCCGCATGGTAAGTTATATGGTTGTAATGCCATCTATAGAGATTATCCTGAACTGATAGATGTTTTAACTTCGGTTGATGGTGGTATGATACATGAAGTATATCACTCTGGTATTGCACAAAAAATACCATGCTATTTTAGAGCATGGACTAAAGTTCCTGCAATGTTATATCAAAGTATTGTTGAGGGTATGGCTTCAATACAAGATTTAAAAGATATGAAAGAGTTTGATTTAATAAAGGCAAACGAACAAGGTGACTCACAAGAATTTGTTACACACGGTTCTACAATTGAAGGTGCTATTACAATATTAAAAAAGGCAAAAGAAAAAGGCGGCGATAGAGAACGAGTAAAAAAACATATACACAATTCCCACGTTTATGTTTCATGGATAAAACAACCTGATAAATCTTATGACATAAGAGAGTGTGAACCAGATGGTGTTGATGATGGTTGGGCGTGTGGTCCTACAACAGGTTATATTGCTACAAAATTAGAAAAACCAGATGAGATTTATATGATAGGCCATGATCTAGTATCTGATACAAACACAGTTAACAATCTGTACAAAAGCACAAAGAACTATGTTGCTTCAGAATTTGAACCAACGCCATCAGGTAATTGGGAATTACAATGGAAAAGACTAATGGAGTTAAATCCTAAAATTAAGTTTTTTAAAGTAAACAAAGAATTAAACGATAGTCCTACAAACAGAAAAATAGACGTATTTACAGCACAAGAGGACATCAATTTAGAATATATTGATCAAGCACAGCTGCTTGACAGATTGAGTGCAAAGTGATATAATAGACATATGTTTGATAAAATTTTATATAAGATTTTAGAAAAGATTTCTGCCTATATAGAAAAGGTAGAAAAATTTGTTAATGATAAGAAAAAGAAGCATAAATAATACTATACTTACATTAATACAAATACGTACAACAATATATACAAGGAGATACATACAATGTCAAGTGCATTAGAAGCCCTAAAGAAGTCAAAGTCAAACTTTGATACACTAACTAAACAGTTAGAAAACACAATCGAACAACCAGAAAAGAAAAACAAATACCAAGACGATAGGTTATGGAAACCCGAACTTGATAAATCAGGTAATGGTTATGCCGTGCTAAGATTTTTACCAGCAATTGAAGGTGAAGATATGCCATGGCAAAGAGTCTGGAATCATGCGTTTCAAGGACCAGGTGGTCAATGGTATATTGAAAACTCATTAACAACTTTAAACAAAAAAGATCCTGTTAGTGAAGAAAATACTAGACTATGGAATACTGGCATAGAAGCTGATAAAGAGATTGCTAGAAAAAGAAAAAGAAAGTTATCTTACTATTCAAATATTTTAGTAGTATCTGATCCAAAACATCCTGAAAATGAAGGTAAAGTATTTTTATTCAAATTTGGTAAAAAGATATTTGATAAGATTACAGAAGCAATGAACCCAGCGTTTGAAGATGAAAAGGCTGTTAACCCATTTGATTTTTGGGAAGGTGCAAACTTTAAACTAAAAATCAGAAAAGTTGATGGTTATTGGAATTATGATAAATCTGAATTTGAGCAACCAAGTAGAGTAAAACCTACTGATGAGGAGATTGACAAAATATGGAAATCTCAATATGCTCTAAAACCCTTCGTTGATCCAAGTAATTTTAAATCTTATGATGAACTCAAAGAGAAACTGAATAAGACACTTACTGGACAAAGAAGTACTGAGTCTGTAGAAGATATTGACCTCCCACCTGTCAGTAATGACGTACCAACGTCTTCTAACAATTCAGTAGAGGAAGTTGAATCGTCCAACGATAGCGATGACCTATCGTACTTTAGTAAACTTGCTGAGGACGATTCATAATCTATCTCTCTCACTTTCTCAATTGGGTAGCCTTCGGGCTACCCACTCATAAAAATATAAAATTATTATGACAAGAATTATTAATCTTACAGAAACAAAAAGACAAGAGTTTACTTCAGATGATGTTGAATATAATAAAAAATATTGGATTGACTCTGACAAATTTAATCATCTACGAGAGTTTATGACCCTAGTGGGATATAAAGCACTTCCATTTAAAAGTGTTAAGTGGGAGCCAATAGAAGGTGTATCTACACAAAAACCAAGGTCAAGTGGTTCAAATGAAGCTAAAGAAGAATTAGAAGAAAGTATAAGAGATGGATGGCAATTAAAAGAAGATCCATTACACGTCATATCATATCTAGGTAATCTTAATCATGGCACAGGTAAAACTAGATATGAAATACTATCAAGTAGTTATAACTACAAAAACGCACCTACGGCTATTTGGGAACCAAAAGGCGAAAACGAATTTGAACAAATAAGTAACATAGAGGCAGCACAAATATTTTTAAATGGTAAACCTAAAAGTGCTGTAGCAGGTTATAACACAAAAGAAGATATTAAAACTATGTTAATTAGTGTAGCGAAAAGATACAAAAAGGCATATCCTAACTTTACAGATTTAGATTTACAAGATGTTCTAACTAAACAAAAAGATAAATCCACAAAAGGTGATCCAAGATGGAAAGGCACTAAACTTTCATCTGTCATAAATGAAGTTATGGATATTGAAAGTAATAAAAATTTAGATATTTACAATTATGATAATGATGATAAAGTGAAATTAGCCATAGAAAATCTAAAAGGTTATGATCAAAAGAAATTATATTTTCCTGTATCAATGGAAACTGCTACAAATGCTGTTGTAAAAGGAATATTAAAAGCTGTTGCACAAAAAAAACAAGTTTATATAACTCCTTATCTTAAATCATTACCTACATCTAAACAAGAAGATTATATAAAAGTTTTTAACAGTAAGTATAAAAAATTTATAAAACAATATAAAATTGTACTTAATCTTATTAAACCAACATTTCAAAACAAAGTTTTTTTATTAGGTGCTTTTCCTATGGTAAAGGCAGAGCATATTGAACACGAACTAGTAAAACCATATGTTGAAAATAAAAAAACTTCCTAATATTGATAGACGGGCATACAAAGGTTTATTTAAACCAGAGAACCCACAAAAGTATAAAGGTAATCCTAAAAATATAGTTTATCGTTCCTCGTGGGAGAAACGATTTATGAAATATTGCGATAAAACTAAAGAAATTATTGAATGGGGCAGTGAAGAAATAGCCTTGTATTATAGAGGTGTTGACAATAAATCCCATAGATACTTTCCTGATTTCTATATGAAAGTCAGACAACCTAATAACACATTTAAAAAGTTTTTAGTTGAAATCAAACCTAAAAAACAAACAAGAAAACCACAACCAGGTAAAATAAAAACAGCTTACTACAAAAGAGAATTGTTGACATATGAAACAAATAAACGTAAATGGGCAACAGCATTTGCATGGTGTAAAAAACACGATATGTCATTTAAAATACTTACCGAAGATCATCTAAAAACGTTCTAAAATTGTCATAAATAGTAGTATGGCAAGCGTATTTGATACAATCAAACAAAGAGCAGGCGATACAGATAAATCGGCTACATGGTATAGAACACAAGTAAATAAGATTGCGAGTGGTACTACAGCAGGTCAATTATTCAGACAAGGTAAACTTAACGGTAGACCTAGTGTAGGACGATTGAACTTATTTGGGTATAACCCTAAATTTAGAAAGACTTTACCGTACTACGATATATTTCCTCTAGTGTTGCCATTAGAACCAATATCAGGTGGATTTATGGGTATGAACTTTCACTATCTACCACCGTTGTTAAGATTTAGATTATTAGAACGTATGCAGGCAACTGCTACAGATCAACGATTTGATAGTAAAACAAAATTTGATGTAACTTATGATGATGTAAAAAGAATTAAAATTGTAAAACCAACAATTAAAAAGTATTTGTATTCATATGTACAAACAGGATTTTTAAGAATAAATGCAGATGAGGCTGCAGTTGCAATATACTTACCTGTACAAAGATTTAAAAAGGCAAGTGAAGCACAAGTTTATTCAGACAGTAGGAGATTTATTTAATGTCATTAATTAGTGTCGGTAAAAAGATAGGTGATTTAGATATACGTTTAGGTATACCACCTTCTAAACCACAATTTAGTGTAAGAGAAGCAAATCAAAGAATATCAGCAAATAATGCTACATCAAATTATAATTCAGTTTATAATGTATTCAGATCGGGCATGACACAGGCAGGTGGATTCGCTAGACCAACACAATTTTTAGTTACAGTAGATGGTCCCAAAGGAAGTGTATTGGGTGATACAGCTGTTTACAATGACACACAGTCAAAAAATCAAGCAGCAAGACTTGATAAAAGTGCTAAACTTTCAAATGCTATAAAAACAAATTTACAATTAAGAATGGATATATTTTGTTCAAATGTTTCTATTCCAGGTAAAACAATTACAGATGATACCAACGAAACATATTATGGTCCTAAAAGAGCAATAGCGAAAAATGTTCAATATGATGAAGTAACATTAGAATTTTATACAAGTATAAATTATGAAGAAAGATTGTTTTTCGAGGCGTGGCAAAACTCAATTGTGGATCCTATTAGTCACAATGTGGGTTATTATGATGACTATGCTACACCATGCATGATTACGATTACACCATTAACAAAGACGTTTATGGCAGCATTATCTAACTATAAACCAAGTGGTGATCCAGGTAGAGATAGACAAGAAATAAGAAAAAGTTTAGGTGATACTTCAGGATTCTCATCATATCAAGTACAGATGTATGAAGTTTGGCCTAAGACTATCGCAGCTACACCGTTAAGTTATGACGCAGTAAATCAAATTGTTAAAACAAGTGTTACATTTACATACAGAAATTATGCTACAACAGCATGGAACTTTTTAGCAAAAGACAATACTGAAGAATTTAATACCCTAAACAGACTTGAATATAGAACTAATACAACAGCGATACAAGGTAATTTATTAGACAACTTACCTTTTGGTATTGGTAATGAAATAGGTAGAGCAGGTCGTCAAGTGTATGAAACGATTAAAAAGAATTTGCCTGTAGGCAGAGTTACGGGTGGTCGTGTATTCCCGAAAGGTCTTCCAGACCCTAAAATTATACGAGATATATTTTATTAATAAAGGAGTAAATAATGAGTTTATCATTTTTGAGAGTGCCTGAATATGATTTGACTTTATCAAACAATGTCAATATTAAGTATAGACCGTTTTTGATTAAAGAAGAAAAAATATTATTGATGGCTGTTGAAAGTAGAGATGAGGGTGAGATGAACAATGCTTTAATTAAAATTGTTCAAAATTGCACACTATCGAAGATAGATGTAACGAAGTTGCCTGTATATGATTTTGAATATCTTTGGTTAAATATAAGAGGTAAATCTGTTGGTGAAACAATAGAGATGAAACTAAAGTGTCCAGATGATGATACAGTAACAGTTGACTATCAGTTAAAGATAGAAGATGTAAAACCTGATTTAAATAAAAAGTTTGAAACAAAAGTTGAATTTGAACCAGGTTACGGTGTAATTATGAAAGTGCCTACTATCAATCACATATCTAATAAAAAGACTTTATTAGATTTGTCATATAATTTAGTGAGAGATTGTATTGCTCAAATTTACAATGGTGAAGAAGTTTTTGAAGCTAATGACTTATCAAAAGAAGAACTGGATGAGTTTGTTGAACATTTAACAACAAAACAGTTTGGTATGATAAGAAAATACTTTGAAAGTTTACCAATTGTATCGCATTTGATCAAATACAATAATCCTAAATCAGGTAAAGAGTTTACATTATTATTACAAGGGGCTTCTGATTTTTTTCAGTAACCCTCTTACACGAGTCGCTTGAAAGTTATTATAGAACGAATTTTGCTTTAATGCAATACCATAAATATTCGTTAAGTGAATTAGAAGAAATGTTACCGTGGGAGAGGGAAATATATGTTGAAATGCTTATGCAACATATAAAGGAAGAAAATGAGAAAATAAGAGAAAAACAAAGAGGGAGAACATAATGTTAGAACAAGGAAAATCAGTTATTAAAAATATATGGTGGTTTTTTAAAGAAGAATTACCACAGTTTTTATCTAATTGGAGAACTGTACCAAGAATTATGATGGTACTATATGGGGTAGTTTTTTATAATACAATGCAATGGTTTATGGCATTACCAGAACCAAATAATGCACAAGCAGGTTTTGTATCAGTAGTAGTTGGTGCAGGTGCAGCTTGGTTTGGATTATATGTAAACGGTAAATCAACAAAGATACAAAAATAAAATATGGCCGAAGAAAAAGTAAAGTTTAAAAAACCTAGACCTAACTTCAAAGTCATCCTTGAACGTCAAAAAAAGATGGAGGATGACGAGAAGTTTGCTATATCAGATTCATTACAAGAATATATTGATAAAGTATCTAAAGGAGCAGGTTATCAGAACCAAGATAAACTAGACAAGGCAAATATAAGACAAGAGGTTATTAACTTTGTTGATAACTACACTATTGGCGACCTTGATAGTATTAAAGGTATGGAATATGATGAAGCTTTACAACTACAAAACTCTACAGAAAAAAAGATACAAGAGTTTGAAGGTTTAGGTGTTTTAAATAAACAAGAGATTGCTTTTATAAAGGCAACTGTAGGTGAAACAAATAAAAGACTTGGTGAAGTATTAGGCGTTTCTACTAGATTAAAATTTGCATTTAGAGATTTAAAGAAAGAACTAAAACCATTAAAGTTAGCCGCAAGGTTAGGTGTTACAAGAATACCAATCATAGGTAAAAGAATTGAACGAGCAATACGTGCTGAAGAAGAAGGTGAATCAGAAGCGTTACGTATTAAAAGAGGTTTAAGAAAACGAGAGGCAAGAATAGGTAGAAAAGAAGGCGACTCAGGTGCATTAGAAACACCTAGTGAATTACAACAAACAAAAACAACTGCTAAACAAGTTACCGCAGGTATAATGGGTATAGATTCTAAACCTGATTTGTTTTCAAACAAAGAACAAAGAGTAGAGGAAGAAAGAGAGTCTGATACACAATTTGAAACTACAAGTGAAGTATTAGAAAAAATATTAATAGAAAGTGAATTAACAAATGAGTTACTAGGTGGCAAGAAAAAAGATAAAGGTGGATTACTTGAAGGTGGTGGTCTTACTGAAGGTATACTTGCAACATTAGGTATTCAAAAGTTTGTAAAATATATTAAAGGTGTAAAACTTGCAGGTTTAGGCACAACACTTGCAACCTTTGGTGGTTCAATTGCTACATTTGCAGGTTTATTAACATCAGTATTTGCATTGCCAGCCTTTTTAGCATTCTTAAACAGACCACAAAGTGAAGATGAACTAAAAGAGATGAAAGAATTAAGTCAAAACTTTTCAGGTTCAGCAATGAATGAAGGTGTAACTCAGGATGATTTAGATAGAGAAAATGCGAGCAGACAAATAGCAATAGACAAAGGAGAGCGTAAAAAATTGATAGCACGTGGTGATCTACCAGAAACTGTAACATTAGAACAATATACAAAGGCAAAAGAAAAAGCAGATGTAGGTAACAGAATAACAAGTTGGTGGTCAGGCAAAATTAAAGATGACGAAGTAGAAAAAATTATACAAATATTATCAAATGGTAGTACTACAAATCAAGGTGATATGATTAGCAACTCATCTTCAACAGATTTAAGCTCTGTAACAACCACAACAGAAACTAAACTAGATAATGCAAATCAAATTACATCATCAGGTGTTGATAGATCAACTACAGCAGTTGATACTGGTTCACCTATTGTGGTAAATAATCAAGTAAATGATAACTCAAATACACAAAATAAAACAGAATATGGTTCAACAACAATAGGTACTCAAAATCCAAATGATCTTTCAAAATCATTTAGTAATATAGGATAAATAGTTATATGGCATTTCAACCTTTTAAAGCAATAACATCAGTAATTAACGGATTAAAGAAAAAATCATCAGTATTACAAGGACCTACTATACCTAATTTTAGTACCGTTGCTAGTAAAAAGGGAGTTATAAATTACAATCCTACAAACGCTGATTACTCATCACCTCACACATCAGATAGTAACAAGTTTTTTGTTTATCCTTTAGATGTAAAAGACCAAGAACATTACATACTTTTCGACATTATAGAAAGAACAGGCGGCGAAGGTGGTAACAGTTCAGCAGTAGGTAATACACAACTTACAAAAAGAGCTGATAACTTGAATCAAATAGTATATGGTGCAAATAGATTTTTTAGTGAAGGTTCAACATCAGGTGTGCTAGGTATACCAACAGGTAAAGGTTCAACTAGGGTAGTAAAAAATAGTATTGCTGTTTATATGCCACAGACTTTAAAATTTAATTTGGCAGCTGATTACGGCTCTGAAGAAATAGGTGCAGGATTAGGTGCTCTTGCTAAACTTAAAGACGCAACTAACTCTGGAAACTTCTTTGGTTCAGACTTAGGTGCTGTTAGTGCTCAAGCAAGTAAGTTACTCACAGGATTAAGTTCCTTTGCAACAGGTGGTCTTGGTGGTGGAATAGGTGCTGCTCTACAACGTAGAACTGGTATTGCACCAGCAGCCATGACAGAAATGATATTTAATGGTATAGATTATCGTAGTTTTAGTTTTACATTTAAATTTACACCAAGAAGTAAAAAAGAATCTGATGTTGTAAATAATATGTTACACGTAATAAAAGATGCCACATTACCACAAAGATATGGATCAGGCAGTAGTATTGCTGCTTATAAAGTACCACATGAATTTGTAATTAGATTTATGAAAGGTACAAAAATAAATCCATACCTTGATCAGATAGGATTATGTGCATGTACAGGTGTTGATATTGATTATGGTAGTGATAAGTTTTCAACTCACGCTTCAGGTGATCCTGTGTCAATAGACGCAACACTAACATTTAGAGAACTAGAGTTAATGGAGAGAAATCGTTATAATGAATTACGTAGAAGTGCCTCAAATGATTTATCTGATATAGGAGGTAGTCATTAATGCCATCTTATTTTAATCAATTTCCTAAAATCTACTATGATGCTGTAGGTAACGGTAACTATAAGTTAGTTACTAATCTTTTAAGACGTGTTCAAATAAAAGAAGGTTTAAGAGAGAGTGCGGCTCTATTTGATTTATACAATATTACAGGCGAAGAAACACCAGAGTCGGTAGCAGAGCAATACTATGGTGATCAAAAATACTATTGGATTATTTTATTGTTTAATAATATCAAAGACAGATTTTACGATTGGCCATTATCACAAGAACAATTTGAAACCTATGTAAACGACAAGTATACCAATATAAACGGTGTTCATCATTATGAGGTTACACAAGATAGTGGTTCAACAACATCATTTGACAACTCACACAAAATACAGGTTAACAGCACAGTCGCAGGTGCTACAGCCGTTACAAATTACGATTACGAGTTAAGACTTCAACAAGACAAAGGAAGAATTAAATTAATAAAGTCTGAATTTTTAGATTTAATTATGGAAGAATTTAGAACTTTGATAGGAGCATAATATGTCTGAAAAAGGCAATCCAAAATATGATGATTTCTTCTATAGATATCCAGGCGACTTTCGATCATCAGAAATAGTCTTATATAGTTATGGTGGTGCTCAATTAGAAATTACAGGCCTAACTGCTGTTGTAAATATTTACCAAGATATTGATTCAGCATTTTTATCAGGTAACATATTATTTTTTGACACAATCGGTGCAACAAATAGATTGCCAATTATAGGTAATGAGTTTTTAGAATTTAAAATGAGAACACCTATTGAAGCTGATGGTGATGAAGAAATAAATGCTACCAATCATAGATTTCAAGTATATGAAAAACGTTCAGTAAAGACCTCACAAAACGTACAAGCAATTGCTTTGTTCTTTACTTCTATTGAATCGGTACGAAATGAGAGATTGCGAGTATCTAAATCAATTTCAGGTTCATACGCTGAAATGGTAAACACCTTAGTAAAAGGTGATAAGGATTTACTTAATTCAAAAAAAGACTTATTCATTGATCCAACACTTGGTAATTACACCTACACTTTTCCTAACGTGAGACCTATAGATGGTGTAAGAATGTTGCAATACATGTCTGAGCCAGTTAATTTTAAAACACCACATTATATGTTTTATGAGAACAATAGAGGTTTTCATTTTAGAACACTAGAAAGTTTGTATAGAGAAAGTGGCGACAATACACGTAATCGACCATTTGTTGCCTTTATTGATTTACTATCAGCATTTAATCCTAACTTTGGAACACCTGATACAGAAACAGAATCACCTATTACAAAACCATATTCATTTTCATTTAACGATTCATACAACACATTAGCAAACACAAGACGTGGATTGTTTGGTAGTACAATGTACTCACATGATTTAATTGATAAGAAATTTACAAAGACTAAAATGTCATACACAAGTTATTATGAGCAAGCACTTCACATAGACGCACCTACTGGTGCTGGCAGTAAATATCAAGGTGTAATGCCACCTGGTCCTGCTGACTTTGATGATGATTATACTGTAGATGATAAGTCATATGGCTCAAAAAGTAAAAATCAAATTGACCGATTAAATAAATCAAAATTAACTAAATCTTCATCATCAGATAATCGTAAGTACATGGATGATTATTATAATCGTGTATTTGTAGCACCTGCTACAAGATGGAATCACATACGAAATAGTGAAGGTAATGCTAATGATCCAAGATTAGAACAAAAACAAGCACTATCAGAAGCTTCACGTGATTACTTCTCAATGAACATAGACGTGCCAGGTAACTTTACTTACAATGTAGGTGATCTAGTATGGTGTGAAGTGCCATCATACAATGCCGCAGAAGCAACCAATGATAACAAGGTAGAAAGAAATGATGTAATTGATCAACTGTTAACAGGAAGATACCTAATTAAAACACTTCATCATCAAGTTGATTTATTAGAACAAAAACACACTACAGCAATGACCGTAGTAAGAAATGTATTTGCAAGTGATTTACCTAATGCTGACACATTTAAGGCCAATGCTCACTTTAGAAGTCAACCTGTAGATGTCATAGGTTCAGGTGTTGATATTGCGTCACTTACACCGTTTAATATACACAAAGACCTTAAAATACCATCACCACAGATAAGTACCGTAGAAGACATTGCTAAGTCACTAGGTGTAGATTTGAGTAGTACAGACTTAAACGTCAAGGATGCCGCTAATAAGGCGGTTAATAACGTCCTAAACAGTACATCCAATAGGGTATTACAAAGCAAATACCTTGCAAATATCAATAGTGCCATATTAACAAGAAAATCAGTAGTAGAGAAAATCGCAGAAAAGGCCAAGTTAGTGTTTGGCGGTCTTAAATTACCTACAACATCTAATCCAATGGGTAAAGATAGGGTATTGAACAATAACTTTGTATCTAAAGCAATGGTCTCATTTAAAAATTCAAGTTTTGGCAAGGGTGTTTCAAATATCTTTAAGGGGTTCTTTTAATGAACAAAACATTGAGCATCCTCAAAGTTTATTGCGAGTTTGAAAAAATTTTCCATATAAGGGTATGGCCACATGAGAGGACACAATAGAATAGACCTACAAACAATGTAAGAACGAACTATATTAGAACTTACAAAGGACCAAAGACAATTTGAACAATATGAAAGAATATATCACAAAAGAAGCAATGAATATAAGAGTTCCTAACAATAGGCCTCTAATTAGTGCTACGCACCGCGGCTCGTACGCAGGATGTTTAAATACGGATAAATATAGGGAGGTGACCGCTTTAAATACGGTCATTTATAGGAAAAAATAAAAATGATTACAGACTTTATGGGCAAAGACGGTTTCATCTGGTTCGCAGGTGTGGTCGAAGATAGAGCAGACCCTCTTAAATTGGGCCGTGTTCGAGTACGTTGTTTAGGTTATCACACAGAGGACAGAGAACAACTGCCTACTACAGACTTACCTTGGGCCCACCCATTGTTACCCATTACTTCATCTGGCGTATCTGGTATTGGCCAGACTCCTCTTGGCCTTATCGAAGGGTCATGGGTGATTGGTTTCTTTAGAGATGCAGATACAAAACAAGACGCAGTAATCCTTGGTGCATTGCCAGGCAAACCTACTACATCAGGTGCAGTCAATGCTGCTGAAGGATTAGGTTTCTCAGATCCAAATGGAGTTTACCCTAGAGCGCAGGC